ACCAATGATACTACCTGTTTGGAAGAACATATTTAAAGCTTCTTGAGGGTTGTAATTTGTTCCGTTACCTAAATCAACCTCAGCCAATCCATCCACATCTAAGAACACTCCATCTGGAGTCACTCTGGATAACACCTGTTGAATCTTTAAGTGAGTTAGTTGTATCATGTCAGCGAAACCAGTAATCCTCCCTACAAGTGATTCTATGCGTCCCTCATACATTCTAGGAGCTGTAATAGCGTAATTCATTTTAACCTTAGTATAATCACTTTTAGGTCTCATCATGTTTCTAGCCTTATTCCACTTGATCAACTTATCAGTACCAAGTATTAAAGCTCCTTCAAAAAGAGTCTCTACGGATTTAGCTAGCTTTTCATAATTTCCGTCTAATGATTTTGGGGGGTTAAATTTATCGTCTTTTTCTATAACCTTCTCCCCACCAGTGCTCATTTGCTTTAACTTGAACACCTCGTTCATATAGGTCTTATAGTTAAAATAGAGCACATCTACTTTGTTGTTGTCTCCATCGCTGGTCGATCTTCTAGCACCATGAATATTAGAGCCGCTACCCTTGGCAATCTCCTCCAGTTCATCATTGTCTAAATAAGGGAACTCTTTTACTAACTCGTTTATGGGTATAGACTTAACCTCACCAACGTAGTATATATCATCAAAATAAGGGGATTCAGTGTAAGAGTATACTAAATTAGCTGGGTCCACATAATCAACAGTAACACCTTGCGATGTGTCAAATGATGTTTTAACAGCGCCAATACCTAGTACAGTTAAATCTTGATAAAACCTTCTTTTTGTTAAATCATACCTATTACCCTTCATCAAAGTAGTTATAGCTTGTTCCTCTGCTATCTCAATACCTTGTTTATAACTTAACTGCATGTGAAGATTCATTTCCTCCTCACTTGTAGGTAGTTTTTCTTCTGGGTTATCATTAACAAATATACCAAAGTGTTCAGAGCAAAAAGAGTTGAATTCTTTAAGTTTCATATCCTTCTCTATAGAGGCCATGTAGTCTGTTCTCCTCAACACTCCGCTAGAGTCTTGTGAGAATGCTTTGATCTCATATATTCTTTCTGCAATGCCATTAACGACAATATCAACAAACTTAGATATAATAGGTACAGGCGTCCAATCTAAATTAAGATAGGACAAATCACCGTTGATCGATAACTCATCCTTATATTTCTGTACAGACTGTTCGCCTCGAGCATACAACCTTAATTGGTGGAACCTAGAGTAATTACCACTCCATCTACCTTTAGACGATCCTTTTGATCTATCAAACCACTCATGCTGTATTGCTTTGGCAACCTTTAGACCATAGTCATAACTCACCTTCTCAAGATCGCTAACGACTTGACTAGGAAAATGTCTATTTATTATTGTCTCAGCCATATTAATTTTTAATTATTTTACTCATACTCCCTGTTTGGTTATATTTAGCGAACGTTATATTGAGTGGATCTTTTTCAATCTTTATGTTTGGCGTGTACAAATGCCTGTTGCAAGCCATTATAGCTAAACCGGAACTTATAGACGCATCAAACTTTGTTCGCTTGTTTATGTCAAATCTTGACCAATCATTTAATGTCCCATTGAAATACATGTTCCCGACAGTACCGTCTTGTTGAAAGCCAACACATCTTTGTATGTACATTTCAATAGCCGCGGCGTGAGCCTGTTTTATATCCTCGCTAGTATTTGGAATACCCCCAATCTCCTTTTCAGTAACAGAAAGTTTACCATAATTCTTATCAGGCCTGTTCATGGAATAACCCCTATAACCTCTTCTTCTCAAGTGGTAAAGCAATCTAGGTTTATTGTTTTCGGCTAACATTGGCATCCCGTAGAATATCAACGCCATTAAAACGTCTTCAAAAAATATCTCAGCCGTTGGAGGTCTAGCGACATACTCCAGGAAAAACTGACTAGCCGGAGCTTCTTCCATGGAAAACTTAGTTAATCCGTGGAGTGCGCCTTTAGAACCCTTGCCGTCAACAGTACCACTAATATCGTAACTATCACAGCCGAATGCTCCCATGTGTTCATTTGCAGGATATCGTATTCCATTTCTTATTATTATCTTGTTTTGTAAATGTTGAGGTGGAACCCAACTCACATTAAATCTTCCTTTCGGATCTGGATAGAATATTACCTGTGTGTCTTTAATTCCATTTGCCCATTGAAAGTTTCCGGTGGTAACACCAAGAGTTCTGCTCATCTCCTCGTTGTGATCTATCTGCTCGTATATCTTAACTAAGTTAAAGATACTTCCTTTAGATTCATCTCTAAAAGCGTGCTCGGTTGTCTTGGGGAATTGCCTAAAGAATTCATTTAAACCGTCTTGATCAGACTTTAAACCATCAGCCTCGTTTTGCCAATGCTCGATTATCCCTATGTCTATTAATTCGCCATCTGGTCCGAAGACATCATCATTTGGATTATCAAAAACTGGGTATCCGTACTCGTCAATAAATCCTTCATAGTTCCATTCCATTGGGATAAAAAGAGAATATAAACCAGACTTTGTTTGTCCATTACGATTTCTTTCTTTAACATCTGACGCATTGTATAGTTTTTTAAAATTAGCTCCTCCTTTGTCCAAAGCATTTGATGTTGATCCCATCATACACTTACCCACTATTCTACTACCTAATCTTAAACAAGTTTTTGTAACTCTCCAGTTATTTAATATATTGTCTGGTCTTTCCCACTTACCACTCTCATCGTGTACTAGTAATGCTAGCTTCTCACCATCATAACTATTGTCCCCTGTGTTTTTCCAGTCAATAGTAGTGTTCAACCCTTTTAACTCCTCTAGCTTCTCTTTAGAGTCTATCTTTTTTCTAGTAAACCTACTTGCTGGTATTCTATACGCCAACTCTGTCTTAGGTCTATCCATACCATCTTGTATGGGTTTGAAGAAAAACGGGTAGTTTATACTAATCGGCACCACTTTGTCGGTAAACATTTTCTTCGCATCCGCCCCTGACTTAGATAATATACCATATCTATTATCACTTGCAAGTGTAGCTTGGTTAACTGTTTCTGCCGAAGACATGAAGGAGAATCCTGAACGTCTATTTTTTAGATAACATATACCGTAACACCTCTTATCAGCTTTACACGCTTCCCAAAACAAAAAGAATAATCTATTAGATTCTCTAAAATCCGGGGCACCAACGTCAATTTTGCTCCATTGTAGGTACATGTAGTGCGTACCCGCTATATACGTTGGTTTATCCTTGTTGTAAAACCAAAAACCCTCGTCTCTTCTTTTGAACTCCTCATCGATGTAATCGAACCACTGTTCTTTTTGATCATCTGGATATTCTCTCCAGTCAAATATACTCTTTAATCTATCTATCTCCCTAGGTACATCTAGCTTCGTCCACTTATCTTTCGGTGACCTATGTACTATTTTTGGTACAGGTGGTAGAGCTATCCTTAGGTTTTGTATCTCAACAATCTCCCCGATCTTACCATTTTTTGATATAACAATAACATCATGCTCTTTGTTGTACCCATACTCCCACTTCTTACCTTTATTCATCCGACTAATAGTCGTGCGTTTAATAGGTTCTATTGTTTTTACTAAGCTTTGTTCGTACATCACTTAGATCTACCCTCTGCGAATCCTTTAAAGGCTTTTTGCTCCACTTCTTTAGTTACAGTTCCGTTTAGCAAATCTTCTTCTTCTTTGATTCTGTTAAGTATTTCAAACGCATCAAATATAGCTAATTTCTTTGTTGCCGCTGCATTCTTTAGCTTATCAGCTGATAAATCATCATCTGAATCCACGATAGCTTCCTTCGCTACTTTAATGAGCTCCTCAACTGCCTTGTGCCCAGCTTGGATTATACTCCTCTTCGTCTCCTTGATATTCATATTTAATTGTAATAAATTTAGATAAAACTCGATATAGTCTCTCGCCGTCAACGATGAATTCGAATTCTGAGTTTGGCGTAAATCCTACCAAATCTCCCTTCATAACAGAACCATCAGTATGCTTAACAATGCCCACTAAAGGTTTTTCTGTTTCGCCAGTTAAGTTTAGATTGTCTTTTACTGGTTTAACGAATACATAGCCTTCTGGCGCTATCCATTCCAAATCTCTCTTGTACAAGTACATTTGATCATGATTAACTAAATAGTGGTTTTCATCTATATAACCTCTACTGTTCTTTTCAATACCTTGTTGATTATGCCATCTTCTGAATACATTATGATGTATAATGACTTCATCTCCAGGTTCAATTTCAGTATCACCAACATTGGGTTTAGATATAACAATTGCACTTCTATTAGAGTATTGGTGGTTAGATATATCAGTGTTCAATATAAGTTGTTTATCACCTACCCTCTTTGTATTGTTGTATCTCTCTCCCTTTGGTGTTACAACAAAGTTGTAAACACTTTTCATTAGTATTCTAGATTATATTCTACAGATACAGCCATGTTCTTGTTGAAGTCTTTCCAGGGTAGAACAGTTTTGCCTTTTCTTATATATATAGAGAATTTTCTTTCCTCCTCTACTATATCGCAGATAGTGTGCCCACCATACACTTCTTGCCCCACGGCATAGTGCATAGCGTCACTCTTATAATCCTTGCCAATACTTATCTTACGAATCAGCTTCGACATCTTCCTTGTAGTTTATCGTTCCATCTTGAATATTCACATCATCAGTGCCATAATCCTTTTTGAGTTCATTTTGCAATAAAGTCAACTCGTCATTTATACCAGCTACATAATGTAGTGCTTGGTGCTTACGGGCTTCTAATGCACCGATATCCATCTGCGCTTTGTTTATCCTATCTATTACTGATTGTATCTTTTTTAACTGCTCTTCAGATACTGTCCTTGGTTTAAGATCAATGATCTCCTCTTTTACTTTTGCCATTTTATTTAATTTAAGTTAATTTAATTTGTTTTTAATATTCGAATCCAAGCTTAAAAGTCAGTGGACGTCTAAAGCATATTTCAGTTGTATGATTAAATGCCTCTGCTACAGCGTCTACAACGATTGAATCTGCGTCTGGGATACTTGTTACCGTACCTATTTGTTTTGGTGTGCTTCCATTAGCTGCAACAAAAGATACTAGCTCATCTCCAACGGCAAATACGTTATTAGCGTCTGTACCAGTTACGATTAAATCTACAGGACTAGTTGATATAGCCTGATGACCAGCTTGATTAAGAGTTACACCTGTGCCAAGATCAATAGCAGCTGTTTCAGCTATGGCAGCAACCCATATAGTTTGAAAACCAGGTGTTGTACCAGCATAAACCGCGTCTCCACCGTCTAACATCAATTTATAATCTTCCCTATCATTCCCTTCCATTCCACTTAAACTCCAGACATTGTAACCTATCAGGTGCGCAGATCCTCTCATAGCACTACCATCCATAAACGATCGCCCTATAATATGTCTTCTACAAGTGGCCGCGGTTATAGCTGTTACGGCAGCACCAGAAGTTCCTAGTGTTGGAGGTGCAACTCCATCTATGTTTTTAGCATAAAAAAGCTCCACGTCTCGCGTTCCCACAACATCAACACCATCATTTCCAGCAACTACACACTGCAACGTCTTAAGGCAAACTGTTCCTTTTGGCACTTCAATTGGAGTCCAATCAAAGATTATTTCGCCTGCTGCTCTTGCAACGTTACCCAATAAGTCAATTGCTGGAGCGAATTCTAGTAATTTGTATTTGCTTATCATGTTTTTATTTTTTTACTTTTTCTAGTGATCGTCCACCGAAGTAGGCACCGATCACGGTTATTAATACTAATTGTAATAAGTCTGTCCACTTAGCTTCAACCACAAAGTTGATGGCTCCAGCATCAATAAATATTAATAATACCGTGGATATTACTAAGAATATTAATGTAAGAGGTCTAACGTTTTTAGCTAACCAAGAATCAGACTTCATATCCGCATCCCACCTAGAACTTATTTCTTTTTCCATCTGAACTTCATAACTTGCTATAAGCTCCTTGATCTTCAACTCCGCAGCCAACTTCTCGTCCTTAGAGGTGTGGAGGTTGTCTATAACCCCGCCAACACTCTTAACTAGTTCGCTTGCTCCAGCTGAAAATATATTAGTTAGAATACTCATTATTTACCCTCCGCGTCTTCCCTAGCCTCGTGAGCTCTCTCCGCATCGCTTCTTTTTTTGTTACTAGCTTTGTTTGCCGCTAGTTTCTTTTTCTTCTTATCTAAAGAAATCTTAGTATCTTTGTGTAAGTTAGATATATTAAAATCCCCTTTATTTTCAAACTCATCGTCACTCCAATCTTCTAAGTGATCTTTAGAAGTGCTCCGAATAGCTTTTGTTGTTGGATTAGGTGTTTTAGTTAAATAATCCATAGATTTAACCTCTGGTTCGTATCCAGGTTTTCCTGGAGTACCAGGTGCATCTGGATCAATTTTTGTTTTTTGTTTTGCTGGTGAATTTCCGAAACCGGAAAATCCATTCATTTTATATCCCATTGTTGTTTAATGTTTTTCCCAAGGAAAACTACCATCGCCTTCTGGCATCCACTCCCCGTTAAAGTTAATCATTCCCCTGCTTCTTTCGTGGGTTTCTCCCATCCAAGTTATACTATCATCAGTGTAAGACAACTTACCAGTCTTCATATCCACTATATGCCCCATCTCATGAAGTAGTATTGCCCTTTCTTCCTCACTACCAACTGGCACTGATTTATCTATAAATATACTACCATCAGCATTAGCCTCGCCTTTTATACCCTCCGCTAGGTTCTTCCTAAAAACAGGCGTACCAGGAATCGAAGCATCATCTTTGTTAAAGCGATTCTTACTGTTTCCTTTGTAACTCCTCATTTCACTACCTAGTTTAAAAGCCATATTTATTTTTTGAAATATTTATCGTAAGAACCTCCACCTTTTTTAACCCCTTTGTTTTGCTTGTACAGAGGATTGCTTTCAAGCTTTTTACCTGTTTCTTTAGCTTTCTTAGCAGATGCTTTATCATCCATCTTAGTTTGCGTTTTAGCCATGTTCTGCTTAACAGTGTCGTACTCACCATCTGTTTTCATAGCCGCGTTCTTGCTGGTTTTGGATTTAGAAGCGTTACCGCTCTTAACACCAAGTGTTGAGTTTTGATGGCTTTTTGCGTTTAACTTGTTTGAACTTGAGTCTGGTTTATACTCTTTCATTGACTTACCATGAAGAACAGCGTTAACGCCTTCATTGTAATCATGAAGCCCTTTATTCATTTTCTCCTTAAAAGATCTTCTCTTCTCTGACTTATTAACAATCTGAGCGTTAGTCCCCTCTGTAGCGGCTTTGTTTTCACTTTTGTCCCCGTATAAAAACTTATTAACCTTACTTATCCCGTCGTTAAGGCTACCTTTGAACTTAGAGGTTTTTTTAGCCTTGTTTTCTTTCTTCTCAGTAACATTAGTCTCTGCTTTAACTTGTCTTTTATCTAACTTACTCGCAAGCTTAGCTGTTTTACCATCTGACTTAATTTTTTTGTTCTCAGACTTTGTAACCTTCTTAGCGGCTCTACGTTTGGGTTTAGCCTCTTTTCTCATTTCCTTTCGCTTAGCCCTACCTTCTTTATCACCACCTATACCTAAAAACTTAGTAGGAGGTGCGTCTTGACCCCCAGTAGTTGCACCGTTCTTTTGCATTTGTAAAGCCTCATTTGGATCAAACCCCTCCTCGTGAAGTTGATCCATGTTCTTTGGCTTATCAGCCATTGCTTTCTTATAGTTTTCCTGATCAGCTTTAAAGTCAGCCTGAGCATCGCCCAAACTACCGTGAGCGGACTTATTGGACATTTTAGGTTTATGACCTTCTATGTGTGCTTTTAATGCTGAAGAATGAGATGATGTTCCGCTATGTGTAGAAAAACCCTTTTGCTTGAATCCCATGTTACGATAATTTTCTATTACTCATGTTCGCGTAGGCTTCTCCTTTTTTTGCTTCAGCAGCGTCCTTACCAGCTTGTCTTCTCTTGTTTGCTCCAATAAGCATACCAGCAGCTTTCATCAGAAAGTTATTTGGTGAGTTACCACAGCCACACTCTGATTTGTCAGAGCAACCACAGTTTGCTTTTTGTTTTTTTACTCCAGCAGCTCTCTTTGAATTAGTAGCGTCTGTATGTTTTTGAGTTCCCCCGTGCATTGAGGGTCCTGGCATTTTAAATCCTTTATTGTCTTCTGAATCACCCATGTTATCTTGTTTTGTCTTTTATCATATCATCTATAGCTTTGTTATAAACCTTGTCTGTGTATGATTTGTTATTGTAAAATACACTTCTCTCTGAAGTGGGCAAGTCTTCCTCACCTAATAGGATTCGATATATCCTACTTATTACTTGTGAACATTTAAACGATGTCTTAAATACAGAATACTTTATAGTCGTTCTGTTTCTATGTCTCCACGTTTCAATCCATCCTTCCTTTTTAAGTCTCTCCCAACGATTCTTATCCCAACTCATGGTGTAAGCCCCGTCAATAAACTCTTTTCGTGTAAATCTTTCTTTACAATCTAAATAAATTAATAGTTCTAGATCCGCATCATTTAACCCGTAAGTCTTACAAGCCCACTTTCTAGTGAGCCTGTAATACTTCAGGATATTCATTTCACGCAGATCCTGCGCGGTTAACCTCAATACTAGTCAAGAGTAATTGAATCAACAGTAATTATCCCAGCTGGATTACCACCGTGATAGATGCCTCTAAAAGTATCAGCCATAACTATCATCTCACCTTGATTTCTTGAATCAGCACAAACATCATGTATTAGTTGAGACAGGGCTTTGAACTGACCAGCTGCATATGATAATCTAACTTTGTCAACTCCACCACCAACACCATCGTTAGTTTGAGGTTCAAAGTAAATATCAGCAGTGTCATTGTCTACCATGTGCACTCCCATAAAAGCTGTCGCAGGCCAAACACAAGCTTCTCCAGCTACCATTGGTACGTTTACTTTAAATGTAGCATCGTTCTCACCTGCGGTGGCACTAGCTGTTATACCAAATTCAGGGTTTTGAGCAACCGTTTGAACTGTAATAGCGTTAACACCATCATACGATAAGGCAGATGCATCAACTAAAACTTGGTCGTTTTCATTTAAAGTTCCATAACCAGCTCCAACCAAGTGGTTGTTCTGTGGAGTTTCATCATCTATGCGCAAGTTGTCATACGTCATTGTCACCTTGCCTTTCTCGAAAATGTCACTAGTATTAGCCCTACCATCTGGAAGGGGGTTTATAAGTGCTGTTGTTATTGTATATGTTTGCCCAGCTTGAGAACTAATAGTCTGGGTGTGGCCATCTTTTTTTGCGAAATATAAATATTTTTCTGTCATTGTTTAATTTTTTAGGACTACAAGCTAATAGCTGCGTCAGTTAATACATTTTTTGCTGATGGACTAAAGAAGTATTTAGTTCCTTTTACCTTGTCAACATCACACATAACTACGAAACCATCTTTAGGTATAGAAGTAAAAGCGTTACAAACCTGCTCCATAGCCTCTACACTGTGACCTGATAGGTGGGTTAACGATACTACGGATATATCAGTGCTAAAAGCAGCACCTAAATCTTTAAATTTAACCTCTAATACATCATCAGTTAAGATGTCTAATCCAGTGCATTGAGCTATTGGTAACATAACAGCTTCATCCGCTGCGTCAGAACCACTTCCAATTGAGAAGTATGCATATCTATTTATTGCCATAATTTTTTATTTTTTAATTTAATACTAAGCTTGAGTTACAGTAACTTCACCAGAGAAAGAACCTCCATTGTACCTCATATACACGCCATTAGCTTCGTCGGCAACAACGATCATTGTGTTGCCATTCAATGCACCCGCAATAGCTCTGCAAGCATCTTTAAAATTTCCTCCAAAATCAAACTGTACAGTGTCTATAGCAGCAGTATTTATTGATGCTCTAAACGTAAGTTTAACAGTGTTGGCGTCTACTAATTCCATTCCTAGAAATGTAGAAGCCGGGTAAGTACCAGCGGAGTCTCCAGCCGTTGTGTCTTCAGCGAAGTACAACATAGCCTCGTGATTATCACCATTGTGAATTGCCATAATTTTTCTTTTTTTTGTTAATTAATTAATTGTGTTTGTTTGTTTCTAAGTTTAAGGCTTAGGGTTTCTGGTTTGGGTTAATCTATAAGTACCACGTCGCCAGAGCGAATTACATGGTACAAAGTATCTTTATGTTCGATTCGATGGCCTGCATGTTTATCGTATCTCACTTTGTCATTTTCTTGTATTCCTTCTACTAAGTTACCTATAGAGATAACCCTCGCTTTGATATACCTGTTGTCTAAATCCGTCTCTTCTGTTAAAAGGAAACCACCTACTTTCTTCGGCTCTTCCTTTATATTTTCTACGATTATATAGTTATTGACCGCTCTCATTCGCTCTCATATTTGAAATTACACAATCTGCGGATATAATAGTAGTTACAACACTAATCGCATTTTTAAGTGCTGACTTGGTAACAAGTACAGGATCTACTATTCCAGCTTTGATCATATCAACTCTTTTACCAGTAACAACGTCAACGCCATACCCTATATGGTCAACGGTGCCACTTACAATGTTTATACCGGCGTTATCCATTATAACTTTAAATGGAGACTTAATTGCTTGTAGTAGAATCTCCTCACCAACGTTGTCTGCTTTTATTGTTTGGGATGCATTTAACAAAGCAATCCCACCACCTGGGATTATACCTTCTTTCAAAGCGGCTTTAGTCGCGTAGATAGCATCTTCAACTCTATCTTTCTTTTCCTTCATCTCTATCTTAGAACTAGCTCCTACCTTCACCATTGCAACTGACCCTGACAACATAGATAGCCTCTGCTTTAGTTTTCCTTTTATATAACCATCTTTTTCTTTACTTATTCTGTACTCCACCTCTTTTATCCTCTCGGCAATTACAGATGTGTTTGGGTCGCTTAAAGTGATAACTGTATGCTTTACGTCAGTTACAGCAAAATCGCACTCACCCAAGTGGTCTATGTCAATAAGATCTAGATCATCACCGAGCTCTTCGTTTATTACAGTTGCTCCAGTTAGTATTGCAAGATCATCGGTGGCATCTTTTTTAGTGGGACCAAAGCCTGGTAGGTCAATTACGTTTACCTTTATATTGCCCTTAACCTTATTCATCATCAAAGCTTGTTTTACTGAGGGTGATACAGCTGCTATAACTAACAGTGCTCTACCTTTCTTTATTACATGCTCTAAAATATTCTGTATCTTTCTGACATTGGGAATTTCCGAGGATACTATAAGTACTAATGGGTTTTCTAACTCCGAGGTGTGTTTCTCCGTGTTTGTTATAAAATACTGAGATACCATGCCACACTCCAATTGAACTCCCTCAACAACATCTACATATGTTTCACCCGTCTCAGACTCTTCCATTAAGACAACTCCATCTTTCCCAACTTTTCCGTATGCCTCAGCTATTATAGCTCCTAGCTCGTTATCATTGTTACAAGATATTGCTGAGACATTCTTAAGGGTCTCCCCATCTACATCAATAGATATGCTATCTAAGTATGAGTTCACTTTTTTAAAGCAAGAGTTAATACCGCTCTTCACATCTCTAACGTTGTTCGCTTCCCAATCTGTCGTGTTTATTAGCTTTAACAGGGACTCAGCAAGGACGGTAGCTGTTGTAGTACCATCACCTGCTTCTCTTACTGTGTTTCTAGCTGCCTCTTTAATAAGGGTTGCACCCATATTTTCTACCGGATCGTATAAGACTACGCTCTCTGCAACGGTTACTCCGTCTTTTGTTATGACCGGTTTTCCGCGTCCATCTTCATATATTACGCACTTCCCAGAAGCGCCTAATGTTGATTTTACGGCTTTTGCTAGCTTTTCTACCCCTGCTATTATTCTATTCTTAGCGTCATCGCCAAAGTTTAAGTCTTTGACAACTTCGCTAGGTAAATTGTATTCCATGTATTTAATTAAATTTGATTAGATTGTGCCTACTCGAATGTCTTAACGACTTTTGGGCCTTTCGTAGCCTCTAATTTGCTTGAAAAATGCGTAACACTGCCATTTATTGCAGATTCAGCACCTTCTATAGTCTCTCTACGTGTGACGTCATGCCATTCCGTCATATTGTCAGGATTTAAGCATTCTGTTTGGTAGAAACCATTAGGTAGTTGGGTGATTCGCCAGTTTTTCTTTTCAGCGAGGTGTTTCCATTGGTTAATAGTTTTTTCATTCGGTTTAATTGTGCCAGTTGAACTGGTCTTATAGTACAAGTAAGTCATAATATTGGTTTTTGGTTAATTGACTTGGTTTTAGGGTGTATCCCTATATTTTTAAAATGAGCACTGAGTGCTTCCTCTTTTTTTATTACAAAGCTTTCTTCTTTTAACACCTTTTTTAGGTAATTTAATACTAGAAATTGCTTTCTTAAACTTAGATTTTGTTTTATATGTCTTACCGTCTCTCTTTCCGCCTATTATAGTTTTTTCACCTCCTCTAAATATCGAAGAACCTTTAGTTTCAACTGATCTTGGTTTATCTTTTGCAGGCTCTATTTTTGGATCGTTTGATTTTTTCACGGTTTTCGGGGGAAGTGTAGGTATTTTCTCCATTGACTTTTTAGTGGAAGAGCTTTCAGACCTGTTTTTGGTGTGAGTTTTATCTCTATACTTGTCTTTGTTTGCTTTTGGCGCAGCTTTCCATTTAGCTATCTCTTCTGGTGTCTTAGCTTGTTTTTCAACCTCTTTACCTTTACTAACGCCTTTAGTTTCGTAATCAGTTTTAGTGTCCTCGCCCCCTTTATCGTTCTTGGTTTTAGTTTCAGATACTTTCTTTTCTTTATCCCACTTGATTTTATCCTTATCAGTTGCCGCTGCCAATACTTCGGTTACTGCTTGAAATGGAGATGATCCAGCTCTACCGTCTGCTACAGATGTGTTATCCATAGTTCTGTTAACTCTCATTTGAGAAAAATCAGCGTTTGCTTTTGCGTGGCCGGCTGTACCTTTGTGCAGCGATGGGCCTTTCATTTTAAATGCCATTATTTCTTAGCTTCTTTCCCAGACGCTGTAGCTGATATAGGCGCGTTCAGAGCGTCAGTCATAGCTGTCTTACCTGTTAGTGAATCTACAGTGTCTTTAATACCTTTCACTGCTTTTACTCCTTTTTCAACTCCTTGCACTGCAGCTAGCGCTGCTTTTAATGGTGCTGCTGGTCCGTTCTTTTCGTTCCAGTAAGCGTTGTTTTTCATTGGGCTTGGTTTCATGTCGTTTAATTTATTAGATGCATATCTACATCGATGTCATTGTAATTTACTTTGTAATAACCAGAAGCATCCAATGTAACCGCTTCCGAGTTCATGGCTAGTAAATCTTGAGCCATTGCACCACTATACCTATTAGTACCACCAATATAATTAAATTCATATATAGGTATCCCAGATGGTGAGGCACCTATTCTTTGTATTTTTTCTTTTAAACGAGAGTCAGAGAACAAACTACTCATACCTCCACCACCACCCATCATTCCTTTAACTTTACTCATAAAACCTCCTCCTCCTTGAGGGGTTGCTCCGCCAGTGTGAGCTTCTTTTCCGTGCTGAGGCACTTCACCCGCTCCACCACTTTCTGCTCCAGCCATTACCGCTCCTGGAGGTGGTGCCATTCCCCCTTGTTCTGGGGCAGCCTCTGCAGATACTCCTCCTTTCATGCGTTCCATTGCTTTAGCTTTATGCTCAGCCATCTTTTCTCTTATTTTACTAAAAGCGCCGCCTCCACCTCCAATTCCTTTGTGTACTGGAGATGAACCTTTTTTAGGCCCGTCATTTGCTTGCTCTTTCTCACCGACCCCGAAGTTTCTCTTCATTGGCGATGTTTTCATCTTATAAGGTGTGTATGCCATAATTATTCTGTTTTTGTGCCTTTACCCTTAAATCCTCGGTTGGCTTTTATTGATATCTTTTCTGTGGTCCCGTCAGACTTGTGGTGGATGTCTTTGTTGGGTGACTGACCTATCCTTTGATTCTCTGCTTTTCTCGCCCTACGTTTAGGTGTCATTGCAGCAGCTTTGTCTCTTGCGAGTTTATCTCTTCTAGCTGTGGCGGATAATTTTTGTGTCATACACTAATAATTACATAGTAAACAGGTAATTTACATGAGCCAATTAAATCACCTAATCGGCTCACATACTGAAAAGTGTGACACTAGCCTGCTACTCTAATACTTAACTACCTAATGTCACAGTATTTGAGCTAGGTACTATATATACTTCCCGAAAAAAAATATTAAAAATTTTGGGGTATTGCTTTGTACCCCCCTCTACTCGCCTCCCCCCTCTATGGAAAGTCAAATCTTTTTGCCCGGCGCACCCGATCGTTTTCCGTCCGTCCCAGATCGATCGACGTTTCCGTTTACGTTATTATCCATCGCGATCCGTATCCATTTTGTATTTGCATGATCCATTTTCTGTAGACATACTAACTAACTAACAATGATCATATGTCATCGTGTCATGTCATTGCGTCATGTCATCTTGTCATACTGCTATGTCATTATGTCTGTGTCATACTGTCATGTCATTGTGTCATACACATATTCATTTCATTTATCAATATCATTACAATCTTAATACGAATGCATTTGGATAATATATATGTAACAACAAAGCAACAACGTTCATTATCAGTTACACTAAGTCAGTTCACATATGTAATTAAGTTTACAATTGTTAACAGAGAGAGACGGTGGTATACCT